TTTGCCGCTTGATTTGTTCTTCGAGCGCTTGCCGCCCTTTCTGCAACAGAGCGATGGTGGCGTCGTCCAGCCCCATCTTTCTGCCTAATGCGGCGGATTCCGTTTTGTTTAAACGCTCAAACGACTGGGCGAGATCCAGCAGCAGTTGTGGCGTGGCCTTGACGTTGCCATTCAGATTGCGAAACCGCACGCCGAGCCGTTGTAGCAATGGGCCAATGTCACCTTTGCCAGTCTTAGCCAGTTCAGTGACCTTTTCATTCAGGCCGGTAAGTGTCTTTCGGAATGCCTCGCCACTGCCGCCGCAGCGCTCGGCCGCTTCACTCCATGCGTGCAATGTCTCGACCTCGACACGCAGTGCCTCGGAACTCTGACTGAGCGCGTCGGCGCCGGCCACAGTGCGCGCCACGCCGGATACCAGTGCGCCCAACGACAAAGCACCAGCAATCGCACCGGTAGCCGCCCCGATTAGCGACTTGAACGACTTGCCAAGTTGGGTGGCCGCCATATCCGCGCCCTTGATCTTTTTCTCAAGCTGTTCGGTCGCCTTTTCGGCTTCTTGTGCCCCTTGCTTGACTTCCTGTGCATCTGAATCGAACAGAATATAGAACGTCTCAAGAATGCTCATTTCGATGTCCGTCTGGCATGCTCAGCAGCCAGCCATTCGTTGTAGCGGGGAATAGCGATGCTCTCCCAAAGGATGAAAGCATCCTCCAGCGTGTAGACCGTCCTCAATTCCTGGAGCGTGGCACGTCCTTCAGAAAGGATCGCTCCAACAAGTGCGTCAACGTTTTGGAAATCCACGCTATCGCCTTGCCCTCGACATTGCCTAAGAAAGTCGAGACCTTTCCGCTTGAGAAAAAAGATGTGTTGTAGTCCATCATGTGGAACTCGATTTTCATCAACGTCTCGTAGTCCGGCACATGATTGTCAACCAGTGCGGCAGTCGATAATCGCAATTCGCCGTTGTCAAGCGGCACCGCTACGAAGCCCATGATTTTTAACATGAGCGCCTCGTTGGTCTTGTAATCGCCGAGTTTCGGCACCGCACTGATCGGGTATTGCGAAACGATCTCGCGACCTGCAATGGCGGGAAATTTCGACAGGATGTAGGGGCGATCCTCGCCCGCCATCGTTCTGATCAATATTTCCTTGGGCTCAAGCAATAGACTCATGATGTCCCCGTCCGGTTCTCAAAAGCAAAGATGTACGGCTTGCTTTTCATCCGCCCTGCGCTGGCCACACTGCTGGCAGGCATGCCGTCAGTGATGACCCCCTTGGTCAGCGTGAGTATGCGGGCGTCCGGGTAGATCGCTGCCATCGTGATTTCGTCTTTTGCACTCTGTTTGCCACGTCCGACCCGGTTTGCTTCAAGCAAAATCGACATATTCTTGTCATCGTCACTTCCTGGAATCAGGTTCAACGTCACTGTGATTGGGTTGGCTTTGGACCAGACGATCAAATCGCCGTTGAGCCCCATCGCCTTGTCATTCACTTGAATGCTCGGAATGTCGAACGGATCGCCATCGTCGGCGAACTGCGTGACCGTAAAACCGGCGGGAAACGTTTTAGATGCACATACCTGCACCACAAGGCCGAAGCCTGAGATGTTTTCCATCGTTACTCCTGGTCTGGATCAAATCAAGACGTGGCTTCCGTCCACTTTTCGGATGGCATCGTCTTTGCTGTAGATGAGGGTGTAGACGGCCTTGTATTCGGTGCGTCCGTCTGGCGTCACACTGGATTGGATTACGCAGTCGAGCCAGTAACCGATGGTCTGGACCTGCCGCCACGCATCGGCTTCACCCGTCATATTGGTGATATACAGCTGCTGCGTATTGTTCAGCTCCTTGCCGACGCTGATCGTGCCGTTGAGTAATGCCTGATTGACCACGCTTTGCAGCGTCGCGATCAGTTGACCACGCCCTTGCACGTTGGCCGATACCTTCGCCAGCGACATCAGCAGTTCCATAATGGCGCTGCCTGCCGCATCCTTAAGCCATTGTTCGTTAGCGTAGACATTCATGTCTGTCGGCGCAGTGGCACCCCCCATCAGCACGCCGCGCTGATAGAAGTCGAGCACTTGTCCAGCCGTTTGCGTGCGGCCGTAGTAGTTCACGCGCAACGCATCCAACCGATCCGATTCAGGCGTCGTCGTCACACTGGGCGTAAGCGCCGCTTGCTGGAACATGTAGTTTTGCACCGAGTTACGACGGCTGTAATCGGTGGCGGCCAGGATCATCATCGGAAGTTGCTCGGGGTATTCGCCGCTTGCGCCGATGAGCGTTAGACCGGTTCCCGCGTAACCTTTGAGCGCTTCATAGTAGGCTGCCGCATCGGCGGATAACACGCGCGTATGGAACTGGTACATCACATTCTGCGCCGCGTTCCACTTCGCTGCTTCTTCTGTCTCGGCTGTGGAAAGCGCCCGCAAGAACGTGAACGAGCCGAAATTGTTGGATAGCTCGGTCGAAGCGGCCAGCACATCACTGATCGTTTCGGCGGCTGCGCCATCGGCGTAGATCGCGCGATCATCCCAACCCAGCATAGTATGGATCGTGCCGGACAGGACAGCGACCTTTACATTGGCACACGTACTGGTGGTTGTGAAATGGAAGCCGTTTTTCCGCGCGTCGAACGTGACCATTGCGCCCTCCCAAAGAGGGCCCTCACCTGCGGCACGAATGGCTGCTTGTAAAACCGATGCCACGTCGGCAAAACTGAGGGCTTCCGCGAACGACAACGGCGATACGGAGTGGATATCTGCGCCAAGCTGTATTGTCAGCTCGCCAGCCGTCACGGCTTGGAATCGAGACAATGGCGCAGTCACTGCCGCCCCAAAGATCATCGGCGCGACGGCGGCATCCACCCAGCGCGCTAAGCTGATCTTCTGCGCGCGCGTAATGTTTTTTGAGATCCAGCCGAAATAGAAAGACGCGCGGGCGTATTCCTCCGAGGCCGTGCCAAAGTAACGCCCAACATCATCGAGGTTATCGAACTCGACCACCGCTTTCGGTGGCAGCAGCGCATTTGTCGTAAAAAAACGCCCGATTAAATCGCGCCGGCGCACACCGGCCGCTGCGCCGACGCCCGATGTCACGTCAACGTACTTGGGAAATCGAATAGCCATCAGTGGCTCCTAGATGCGATGAATGTTTTGCTCAAACGCGTCAACCGATGGAACTCGGCTGGTAAGCGTGCGCAGATGGGTGAGGATGAAATCGAATGACGGGCTGGCTTCGAAGCAATCCCGGTCATCAGCAAAATAAGTGTGGCGAATGTCTTGCACGCGATAGAGGCCGACTTCATGCGACTGCAACGTGTGGCGCGCAGCATCGCTTTGCAGGATGCACGCGATCAGGTTCAGCAGATCGGATGCCGTCAGCCAATCAGGCTGCTCAGGCTTTTGCGGTGCAAGTACGTTCACTTGGAACGCAGTGTGCATCCACACCGACTCGGTATGGATGAACTGCCCGGCTTCGCGATCCCAAACGCTTTTGCGCTGCGGAAAACCGTACCGGTAATCGCCGATTTTGTTCAAAAACACCACCGGGCCACTTGGCGTGCCTTGTTGCGTCGGCTGATACTGCTGCTTGATGGCAATGTCGGCAATGCCATTCGCGCGCAGCCCGTCACGAATCAACGGCAGCAGAATGCGGAACAGTTCGTTGTCTGTCATATCTGTACGCAAAGCGCGCCGTCCCAGCCGTCGATGTTGAACCAATCGGCATCCGACAGCAGTTGATAGCGCTGACCGGCAAACTCGATTTGATCACTCGATCGGTCGCGGGCTACATCCTGTAACTGCGCACACGCATACAGACGGATGTAGCGCTTCTGAAAATCAAGGCCAAGGTATTGGTATAGGTTCCGGTCTACAGCTTGCACGCTGCCATACAGCGGCACAGGCGGCGCATACCGGTTCACATCGAGGCCCACATCGTTGGTCTCGCGCCCCAAGAATCGGTAATACTCGACACGTTGCTTGCCAATCACGGACAACGCAAGACTAAGCAGGTTAGAGCCTGGCATCACGATTTGTCCTCCACGATATGTGTGAGCGTATTCAAGAGCACACCGGAATCGACCAGCGGCTTAGCCGCAGTCAACGAGACGACGTGGCCTTGCTTCTTGCCACGAAGTCTTGCCTTGACGGTAGCGACCTTCAGCGGGGGTGTACGGATTCTTGAGATGGCGCGGCGAATATCGCCAGCCGCTTTGGCCGACACTTTCTCCGTAACTGCGGCTGGCGTGTCCGTGCCACGAAACACCGCCGTATAGCCCTGCTGTGCCAGCTTTACCCATTGCGCTCGTTGTGCCTGAGCCGTTGGGCGCATCGTCGCGCGCATCGGAATGCCTTTCTCGGGCACGCCATACTCATGGATGGCGGCTATATAGGCGACTGGTGTGCCATCCTGATATTTGGAGGATTCAAACCAGCCAACCTTGCCGATATGGCCGCCGATATCCTGCAACGCTTGATGCAGACGTGCACCGCCGGGGCCGGGCTTGCGTATTACCTTGGCCATTGAATTAACTTAGGAAACAGGACCGCCAAACCCAGGCGGCCTAGGCATCAGGGATAGATGCCGTACACGCGACGAAATGCCGATCCTTCCGGCAGCCCGCTAATATAAAAGCCACCCACGGCAGCAGCCGACAGCAACGCAAGAAGCTGCTGCCCATAGGGGGTGAGCGACAGCCACCATTGCCATTGTGACTTGACAGGCGGTGGGGTAAGCGTGACTTGTACCTTGTCGACGGTTGCGGTGGACACCATGCCCGGCGTTTGACCGCCTTTCACTATGTCCGCCAGCGCAAGGAGATGGGCCGTCATCAGATTCAGCGCACGGACTCGGTCATCGC